CTCTTCAAAGCCTGTAGTAAAGAACCATTCGTCTTGATTTTCCTTTCTATCTATAAATTGTTTATATCTTTCTTCCGCTTGTGAAATAATATCTACACCGCCCAATCTATATTGAGGCTGTAATTCTTTCACAGCATTAATCATATACTCAGCGGCGGCATTAGAATCTGTCTTTAATAATTCTGCTATTTTCTGAACCACTGGAACAGATTTATAGTATAAATACTCCTCTCTTATTGTATCTACAAGATACCTATCTGATTCTGTGACTTCAACAAGTTCAACATCTGGAAACTTCGATAAAAACGTTGCTCTGTCAGGAACACTTCCATAATCTTTTTCGTGCTGTATAATGAACCGATATTCATCGGTATAGCCGATAAAAAAATCTTCGGTCAACATATTATCAGTAATAATAGACGAATCCTTTGTAGCTAAAATCTTCGATATTATTTGCAAACTGACCATTCTTTAGCTTTCCTTTCAATTTCTGATTCACACGCCGCAATACAAGCTGTTTCTGTCTGAAACGGTTTGTATTCCCACAAACTATTAAAGCTATTCTTTGTACCTCTGTGTAACATAAAATAGAAATGGTCATAAAAGTCATTATATACTACACTTGCATATATATTCTTACGCTTGGCGGTTATTTCGTAACTCGTAGACCACGGATCATATTTTCGTTTACTCCACTTCACCACTCTTCTCTCCTGTCTTTGCCTTTAAATTCAACAAGTGTTGATGTATTCCAAATTCTACTTGCAAGTCTATCACCAAGTGCAATCTCTAACTTGTCTCTGCTCGTAATATTACCAGTATAAATGTTCGCAAGACCATCTGCAATTCTCTGGTCAACAATCATAAGTAACTGCTGTATATCGTAATCCGATAACTTTGTACTTGCAATATCATCCCAGACAACTAAATCAACGGTTGTTAAAATATGCAGTAGCTTTTGTCGCAGTGCGGCATTTTCAAAATTCTTTACTTTATTTAAAAATGCAGGAACATGAATAAAATATCCTCTTCTTCTGAATCCGTTTCCTGCCCATATCTGGTCAAAATATCTGAGAAGCAACTTTATAGACCAACTTGTTTTACCATTTCCAGTATGTTCACTGTAAAGATAAAGTGATTCTCCGTTCTCAACAAAATTTACAATATCAAGGCGAATATCATTGAGCAGTTCAAATGCCCTCTGGTCATAAACACCATTTAATTTTATAGGTTTCTGACGCTTTTTAGAAAGACCGCTGTGTTCCATAAGATATTTCATCTCTACATAACGAACACAATTAGCACATGGTTCGTAAGTGCATACTTCACGATACCAACACTGGTTATTTCTCATTTTTCACACTCCTCAACATTCCTGGAACAAATCCACTCGGCTGTTCAAAGACAAATCTATTTTCAACACCATTATTATACCAATGTCTTCCTTTATTGCGTTTACCTGCCTCTGAAATTTTTAACTTAGCTTCTGAGGTATGGTGCCTACCTATTAATTTATTACTAATTTTTTGCTTTGTTTCTTCTGAGTGTCTATGTCCAATCAATCCCTGTGAAATTCTTTGCCTGTGCTGTAACGTAATTGTCTTTCCTTTTCTTGGAGACGGTTTACCAGTCATCCTAATACTAATCAATTTGCCCAACTTCTTTCTATCAATCGGTTGCATAGAACCGCCTCTAACACCATTACCACCAACTGATATGTTATATCCATACTTTGGATTTGTTGTTTTATAGAAATCAATTAGCTCAATTTCTAATTTCAATGCCTCTTGTTCAGTTAGATTATCAGCAACTATCTCATGTTTAAAATTTTGCCAACCATATTTCTGAATCGCTCTCCAAAATAACTGCTGAGGCTTATAACCATCACCATTTGAACCAGTGCGTCTATATAACTTTTCTTGCGAAGTTATTCCAATATATCGTTTTCCGTTAGGTGCTATATGAATATATACTTTCCAACAATCCTCTTTTCTTAATACCATACTTGTTCACCCATTGCCTCTCGTTCTGCTGTTTGCCTATCAATTTCTCGCTTTTCTTCTTCCGTATATGTTTCGCACGATAAACCTTCTTCCCACGCTTTTCCTTTTCGTATATCAGTAGATTTAGCTGAATAATCATTAATTGGATAGAATCCCTCATAACCTCTCTGTATATTATATCTAATAATATCGGCCCAATCTTTTTCATCATACTTATCGAGCATATTCAATTTGCCCTTAAATACATTTGCGTATAAAACTTTGCCACGATCCCTATACTTTTCAAGTATCATAGATAACCAATCTCGTAATAATAGTCTACAAGTAGCATCTATAGTTTTGGCATCTATCATATTCATACATTTAGTATATAGATTCTCTTTTTTAGGAGTAGATTTTTTACCGAATGAAAATTCTGTAGTAGTATCTTTAGATACTACTTTTTCTTTTTTACTTTTTGTTTGTTTATTATTATTTAAGTTCACAGATTCAGTGTCTTGTTGTCTACGGCGTTGACAACTTGATTCTTCTATTACAGACAACAAGACATCAAAATTAATCTTATAGTAATTTTTAGCGGGAAGTCCTCTTTTTTCTATAAGTATTATTCCGAGTTCATATAGGGTGGAAAGTGCTTTTCGTTGATAATGTTCAGATAGTCCAGTATTCTCTTCTATATTATCTCTGGTAGAATAAAAATAGCCACCATCTAACATGTCACGCTCTTCCCAATAATTATACTCTGCGCAAAGTTCACCGATAAGGATAGCTTCATGTAGTCCCACTTTTTTAATGAGCGTTTTATTTACTTGTATAAATCCATCAGTACTAAGAAGTTTTGCTACTGCGTTCATTATTTACTCCTTATAAACAAAAAAGCTACTATCAGTGGTGCGAGCAAAGATAGTAGCTTTTTTGTAGCCAAACAAGATATTAAGTTGTATTTGCACACGACTCGCACTTGTGTGGCTAACATCATTAGCATATATGGAGGATACCTAAGATGACTTATGTCTTTCGACTATTTAATAGTATCACATATTATAACAGAAATCAAGTGTTTTTTAAATTATTTTTTATACGTTTCTAAGGTTTCTTCAACCTGATTATCTACTTCTGCGTTACAAGTATCCCAGAGTTTTTCACGTTCTGCAACTACATCATCACCTTCTTCAATCTGCCGCTCTTCGCAGTATTCAAAAGTATAAAATGTATCCCTAATCTTTGTGCTGATTCTGCTGGTCGCTCTGATTGTTGTTGTTTTCATCTCTCCTCCTCTCTTAGGCATTCATCATATATAACTGCTGTGGATATTGCAGTTATAGCCACTAACATAGTAGTTATCAGTAAAGTAAATCCTATACAAATTAAACGTAGGTATTTCATTTTGTTTTTACTTTTGACACTTTAAGTGTAGGAACTTCTTTTATAGTTGTAGCCGCATCCATCTGATGCAGTACATCTTCAGGTATAAGATTATTATAGATGGCACGTTCAAGTGCATCAAAATCTATATACTCTTTAGTTTTGATTATACCTTCACATTCTCCATGGCGTTTAAGTATATCTAACAACATCTCCTCATTTACGCTCTCACGCTTTTGAATGGTATAGGTTGCTTTATACTCGCCAGCTACATATTTTGGCAGAGCAAAGTTTTGCATGATTGATTTAATCTCTGCGTTCTCCTTATCGCAAAGTTTTTTAATTTCATCCTGCTTACTCTTGTTCTCCGCATATTGAGGTATCAGACTGTCCAGTGTTTTCAGTTCCATTTTTCTCCTTTCTATAATACTTTTGTGTTACATCCCCCATAACACCGTTTCGTCCTTGGGGAATAGAATGATGATATTGAACAAATTTCCAAATATCTTCTTTATGCCAGTATCTTGTTTGTCTTGGTCCAGCTTGTATATAATCAGGAAGTATTTTAGCGTATTCATTGTCAGGATGCATACGCTTAAAAGCATACCACGAATTTATTGTTTTAAACGATACACCAACAAGAACAGCAACTTCTTCCAGTCTTAACAGACCTTGGTTATTACTCACTTACACCACCTCCGCATCATCACCTCGATTCTGTTATATATTCATTATAACACATGAATAAACATGTGTCAACATGTTAGCTTAACAGGAAGTCAAGCATTGCGCCCTTATCAATCTGGATTTTTCCATCTACGAGAGCATCAGCCATCTGACCTTTGCGCTCTACAAGTTCGTGGATGCGTTCATCAATAGTGTTTTTGCATAAAATAGTATAGATAGTAATGTTTTCAGTAGTGCCAACACGATGACATCTATCTTCTGCTTGCTCTTTATTCGCACGATTCCATGGTTCGTCCATGAAGATTTCTACTGTACCTGCTGTGAGAGTTAGACCAGTACCCATAGCGCCGATAGTGCCTACAATGAATTTACAATTATCATCTTCTTGGAACTGTTTTACATGAGCCTGTCTCTGGTCGCTATCTACTTCACCAGTAATATATGCACCACGATATTTCACAGCTAAACGATTGTAGATAGGAAGTGTCATCTGTGTCCAGTTAGAAAAGATAACAACTTTCTTTCCATTCTCTACTGCTTCTTCTACAAGTTCTTCCATTCTATCGAGCTTTGCACTTTCTTTAATAGTAGAAGAAAGAATACCAGTATAACCAGTAGCTTGTCTCATTCTGATAAGTTCGGCAAGAGGATTATTTGCCATTTTAATTTGGTCGATATTCATTCTTATTTCAGAACTGATTTCCCTATAAATTTGTGCTTGCTTGGGAGTCATTTCAACATACTCGTCAATATGAGTTTTTTCAGGTAAATCAAGAACATCTTTTTTCAGTCTGCGGAGCATAATTTTATCAAGCTGTTTCTGCAACTCATCGAGATAACGATACCCAACAACTTCATAGCCACCGAAACCACCATAGAGAGCATAGTGATTCTTAAATGCAGAGAAAGAATGGCCTTCATAACCGAGCCATTTGAGAATGATGTACAAATCAAATGGTGTATTCATAAGAGGAGTACCAGTCATAGCAATTCTGCACTCCGGCTGAATTTTCAAAATACCTTTGCCCTGCTGACTTGCGGGATTTTTACAGTTGTGAACAAGTATATCTTCCGCAAAGTAATTGTGGTTGTCAGCAACTTCAATATCATATGCGGTAAATGATACGTCTTCCATCATTCGTTTAGAAATGAGTTTAGCCATTCTTTAAATTCTCCTTTATCAATCTGTTCATGCGTAAATCTAATTACAGTAAATCCAAGGAATCGCAAACATTCTTCTTTTTTTGTGTCCAATTCTTTAGTATGATTGTGATTTGGTCCATCAATTTCAATGCAAAGTTTATCTATTGTATGAACAAAATCTGGTTTATAATTTTTTGCATAGTGTTTTTCTGGAAATGCGTCCCTTGCTAATTTTGTATTGATTGCATAGTTATAATAAAACCCTGCGCCAATCAAATCATCATATACAAGAGCCTCATATTTAGAAATCTTTCCGTTACCATATTTAAAATTGTTTGGTAACTTTCCTCTTTGTAGCTTCGTTTTATTTGCTTTTTCAACTACTCCGGGGATATAAACGGGATTGTGCTCTTTCATGGATTCAATTTTCTTTTCTCTAAATTCTGGATTTTGCCAACGTTCGTGCAAAAGTCTGCTCATACGTTGTTTTGCAGGTTCTGACATTTTATTTGAACCATAAGTCTTATTACGCCAAAAAGCTGAACAACTGGTTGAACAAAATCTTTTTGCTTTTTTTGGATTTTTATTTTGCGATTCTGTAGTTTCAAACTCTTTACCGCACCACTCACAAGTTTTAGTGATTCGTTTAGTTATTTTAATTCCACGCCTTGCCGTATTAGCACACGCTTTTGAGCAATATTTATTTTCTTTTCTACCGTAAAACTGTTTCCCGCATTGTTGACAAATTTTTATCATTGCACACCTCTCGTATTCTTTAATTTATGTAATAAGCATACTACATAAATTAAAGAATGTCAAGTGCAATCAGTTAAATCATCATCTTCTGTTAAATCCTGTGCTTCAATCCATCCACGATTTTTTGTATAGAATCTATGATTGGGTGTGCATTTAATGGTTTTAATTTCTCCATTATCAGCTTCGATAGTAAGTTCAATCATCTTTTCCGCAATAGTATTTTCAAACCAATTAACAACTGGTTTCAATTCAACAGTATCTGTAGCCTCATTGTAACTTAACACATTTACAGGCAATCTATTAGTCACAATACTGCCGATTGATAATTTGCCCCAATCTGTGGTAATCATAGTGTCATAGTCAAAACACTTATGAATTTCATCTATAGCTACGATGCCAATAGTTCCATTTTTGCATAGTTTCTGAATCTCTTTGACACAATCTTCATTCCTCATTGTCTCTACATTCGTAATAAGAAAGTACGGAGAAATGTTGTCAACATGTTTCAGGTCATAAAGCTTATCATTTGTACTGCCAATAGAAATCTTTCTGCCTTTGAATCTCTGACCAAGAATCCATGCATCTTCATCAGAATGGGTATGTACTTCATTAACCCAGTTCCATTTCAGACCATTAACACCGCAAATAATAAGGCAGTGTTTGTAACCCTTCTGCAACTTCTTAGCTACAGCAATGTCAATGACTTGCTTAGTTTTACCAAGACCCTGCTCATCACCAAGAAGCCAACGATTATTAGCAAGACCATACTCAAAACCTTCAATCTGATGCTTAAACGGTTTTGTTTTAAAATTGAAATCAACCGGAATATTCACAACAGGCTTTTCTTCTGTCATATTAATATACGGTCCAGTAATATCAAAGTCAAACATCGGAAGATTATCAACTACTGTTTTCAGAGCAGGAAGCGGAGCTTCCCACTCTTTCTTATCAGCATTGTAAAATCTCTGCGGGAGAGACTTTACAGTATCTACTATTCTCTGGTCATAATCAAAAGTAATATATACAGAGAAAGCAGATTCCACATCATAGCATTTTCTTGCTTTGGCTATTCTTATATTAATCATACCTTCACCTCTCAATCAGAATCAGTCTATTATTACCGCAAGCACATGTACAACTGTTCGCATTTCTTTTCAGAGCT